TTGTCCTGATAGTTTAGCTAGGTCTGGCTTTGGAATAACCTTGCCAGCTCCAAACTTGTCGAGAATACCGACAATAACACCTGTGCCAGAGGCAACTGCGCTGTCATATTCGCCTGTTTTCTCTTCTTGCTCGAAGGCTGACTCACCAGCTCCCATCGCAGCAGAGCCAACTAACGTACCACCGCCGATTAAAGCTGAAGCAGTCAGCGAGAATGGAGCTGTGATAGCCGCTAGACCTGTGCCAGCGATAGCTGCACCACCTGATGCTGCGTTCTCTGCTGATTTCTCTGCGATCCAGCCTACAGCTTCGCTAAAGCCGCCTTTGTCGTAGGTGTCTCGTAAACTACCTGTGTATATAGGCTTGTAGCCGCCCTCTTCGATGTCCTTGTCCTGTTGGGCAACAACATCTGTACCAAACTGTTTGATCTTTTCAGAGCCAACAAGATCACCAAACGCCTCTGCACCTTTACCAGCTAGTCGCTGGGCTTGGTCTACAGAGTAACTAAGAGCACCGTCTGCTTTCTTTGGTGCTTTTTCGTAGACAGGGGGTGGTGGGGTTGTAAGTGATTGCTTGGGCTGCTGCTGCCGTGACATCTGTTCTTTGAGAGCCTGTGCAAGTTGCCTTGCAGCATTAACATCACCTGCTGCATGTGCATTTTGCAGGGCAGTCGCAAGCTGTTCTTGCAAACCCATATTAGACTCCTAATTAAGAGGCGTACTGATCGACTAGACTTTGGACATTCTGCGTAAGACCGCCACCACCTTGCATCTGCCGATAACCTTGGCGTTGTGCTTCGATAGCTTGGATCGTGCGGATGTATTGTGCGCGTACTGCCAGCAAGTTCTCACGAAGTTGCTCTGGGCTTTGTGAGTTCTCCAAGTTACCCATAGACGCATTAAGCTGTCTAAGTTCCATCTCAGATACCTGACCCAAAGCACCGCCTGTCGGTGAAGCATCACGCATCGCTTGGAGCTTATCGAAACCAATGTTGGCTTTGATTGTTGTAAGTCTGCTTTCAAAGTCACGGGCTTCAGTACCTGCAATATTAGACAGCAGTGAGCCGACAAAACCTGCTTTATTACTAGGCCACCAGCTTGCAATATCCTCATCTAACTGAGGTATGAGCTTGTCGATATTGTCTGTAACTGTTGGGTTCTGGATAACAGGTGGTGGTATCTTTTTGTCCTTACCTTTGCCCTTACCGCTTGCCAATGCTCTTTGAAGAGCATTAGAAGCAGCCAAATCACGATCCTCGATATTACCAAACTCATCAGTGGCAGCTCCGATGGCTTCTAAGCCGCCTTGAGCTGACCCTCTGACCATAGCTCCACCAATGCGGATCAGGTCGTTAGGACGCATACCTACATTACCAATCGCTTGGGTTGGTGTGGTGCTCAGTATAGCCGCATTGCGTCTACCTGCTGATGCGTTGATGTCTCCTAGCTGGTCATTAGCTTCTTTCAGCAAGGCAGCATCAGGACGCTTTGAGGCGTTGTCTGATTTGTTATCAGCTTGAGCTTGTTCTCCAAGGCTACCACTTGTAAATGTGTCTTGCTGGTTTCGAGCTGCATCCATAGCCAACATAGCTTGATCTGAAAGAGCTGGTGGTATGCTGTCGTCATCTGCCAAGGTAGTGTTAGGAAGCTCAACAGGATCAGGAGCATTGTCAATCTCGGCTGACATAGCTTGCTGTCTTGCAAGCTCGGCTGCTCTTTGGTTCCTGTCCTTGCCCATCAAAGCCTGTTTTATGTTCGCACCAACTTTTGCCAGAGTAGCGTCTGGGTTGTCATTGCCAAACATAGGTGTCTGACCTGCTGAGAGCATGGCATCGTCAGGGGACATCATGCCAGCGTCAGGGGCTGTCAGTGCGGCAGAAGGTGCTACAGCGTTACCCTGAGTGAGAGCTGCTTGTGGCGTAGGTGCAGGTGGTAGTGAGTCATAATACTGGCTACGTTGAGCAATGTAGTCAGAAATGACATTCTCAGGCACTTGGTTGTTACGCATTTTAGCGACATCAGCTTGTAGATCAGGGTGCAGCATTGAAGTCTTGTTAGTGCTCAAAGCACCACTTTGATTAGGCATCATGTCGTTCTGTCCTTGATTTAAGAATACGGATGCTCTCGTAACGTACTCTTTGGTTTCCTGTGGCAGCTTGTCAAAGTCTGCACCATCCTCGATCCACCTAGCAGCCGCTGTTGGTCCCATGTTAAAAGCGGCAAGCGAATGGAGAGGGTTAGTGAAGTTGTGATGCTGGTTGTAACCTTTGACATACTTGGCAGCTAATGACCTCGATGTATCAATACCAGTCGCATCAGCCTCACTAATGTTGGTAGGCATCTTGTAGCCCATCTGGTGCAGGTTCTTACGAAGAAGCTGGTAAGGGCCAATAGCGTCTTTCTTGCTGACTGCACCCACTGCCTGTGCATCATTCAGATGGCCTGTCTCGCTGTGTCTAATGGCATCCATCAATGCTGGTGTGGGGCTACCGTCTAAGTTGAGTAGTCCACTTGGAAATTGCATGTGCTTTAGTCTCCACCAAGGTAGCCATCACCGTAGAGATAAGGTGATCCACCACCTGATCCACCAAAGCCAAAGCCTGTCGATGGGCCGCTATTACCGTAACCACCGAATACCATAGGCTGCGCTTGTGGCTGGAAAGCGTTTTGGAACTTCTGACCCATACCCATGCCAGACATAGCACCGCCGAAAGCTGCTGTAGTTGGATCAGTAAGATTAGGTCTTACGTTACCTGCTGTCTGTGGAGCACGACCAAGGATGCCAGCGTTAAACTTGTTGTACATATCTAGCTCGAAGTCACGGTTGCCCTCGAACCTTGCCCTGTCGTCATTCATGCGGTTCTGATCGTCTGTCTGGAACATCGAGCCAGCGTTAGCCATGTTACCCGCTGCTGTATTGCCCATGCCGAAAGCGTTGTTAAATGATGTAGACATGCCAGCATTAGCGTTCATCATGTTTGAGAACTGTGCATCTTGGTTCTTGAATGACTCGTTTCGTAGTCTGTTCTCAATACCAGCCCTTGTGTCAGCAGCGCGATCCATGTAACCCCGACCAGCTATAGCCTCTGCTACGCCAGCTCTTGAGCTGTTAGTGTTACCAGAGGCTGATGCACCCATGCCTATTTTAGTCAGCGTGTCTTCTTCTAGCTGGCGTGTACTGTCACGCAGCGCACGATTAACCATAGGGTCAGCGTTTGCGTTCACATAGTCTTCTGCGACACCTGCGCGGTCTGCACTAGCTTGGTTGTAGAGGTCAGCATAGTTACCACCAAACCCACCTGTGGCGTTCATGATGTTACCAGCGTTACCGAAAGCATTGTTGCCGAAGTTATACATATTGTTGGCAGCGGTATTCTGCATGTTATTCATGCCAGCGTATGTAGGACCACCGTAGTAACCAGCAGCAAGAGCTGAGTCTAAACCAGCCTGACCACCTTCATACATGCCTTTGACGTAAGGTCGGGCATCGGTGTAGCCCTGCGCTTGAAGTGCTGATGCTCTATCTTGAGCTGCCGCCTGTTTTTTAGCAGCACTGTTAGCCATTACGCCGCCAATGACGGCTCCTGCTATCTGACCAAACATATCATATTCCTTTTCTCATGTTTTATACCGCTACCCATGCCGTACCGTTGTAGACATATAGACCGTCACCAGCCCCTGTTGGGTTCCACGGTGACACTGCGTACCTGACCATGCCTCTGATTGGGTTATCAGGTTCGTTATCGGTTACTTGGACGGCTGCTTGAGCCAGAGTGCCAATGGCTATTTCTATTCGTTGTAATTCATCTTGAAAGTATCGTCTGATGCCTTCTTCTATGACTGGGTACTGTGTACGCAGGTAAGTCTGAACGACAACATTGGTCTTGTCTGATATTGTCATCTACCTTCTCCCAGTTGGTGTAACCTCGATATCGAAGCCTGAGATTTCAAAGTCTTTGTTGTCTGGGATAGTGACCCTATACGACAAGTATCGACCTGCTGCCCTACTATCAATCTTATGGTCTGTTGAAATGTCAAAGACCTGAGACAACTGGTATGAAGGGGTGGCTCTTGGAATGTCTGACGCACCAAACTCAAAGATCATCGTGGTGTCTGCTGTGTTAATTGTGTCGGCCTGTGGGTAAATCCGTGTGCAGACTACATACTGAGATGCAGCCATCCCTGCTTCATCCAAGTCTATACCTGTGCGCTCTAGGTAAACTGGCTTCGTGGCTTCAGTATCAAGCTGGAAAGCAATCTGCCCTAAGTCAGACAGGTCAATACCATATATCTTGTCACTGGTTATACCATCTGCTGTCAGTGTCTCGCCTACCATAATCGTGTGTTTGCTAAAACTATCTTGCTGTTGGTAGTAAGTACCACCTGTGAGAGCATAGGTTGTCGTACTGGTTGCGTATGTAGCCACTGAGTTGACTGATGCAACTGTGCCGCTGCTTACGTTTGGTAAGTCCATGAATGACCATGTATTACGTCTATAGTTATATACCGCTGCGCGGTTACATCTGTTAGCATTAGGAAATGCAACATACTGATCACCTGACTGATAGCAGAAGTAGATTTCGTTCAAGGTAGGATTATGCTGAACAAAACAAAGGTCAGCCGCTGAGTTGTTTAGCGAACTAAAGATAAAGTTCTTGGTGCGCTCATCGCAGATAGATTGCTTAGAGTTACCATCGTGTGTGTAGATGTCGAAGGGTCCAAATACAAAGTGTTTGCCTTCGATCTCGACAACACAGTTCTGGTTGATAACCCCAGCGTCAGTAAACAGTTTCCTAAAGTTATGGATAAAGGTGCCACCTACGAACTCCATAAGCCACACCTGATCACGGGCATAAATGATGAAGTTCGTGCCTAGTGTCTCACCATCGACAATCTCAGTCTCAACCTGCACAAGGTCGTTGAAACCTGCTGATTTCGTAGTATCTGTAGCGTCCCATGAATCTGGTACTGTATTGGCTTGAGTAAGGTTCGAGAAGCGTACTCTGGTGGGGAAGTTAGTAGAGCCTTCGGTCATGTTTAAGGCAATCAACTGATCCCCGTAAGACCTCAAAGACGCTGATCTCCATGTGCTATCCCAGTTAGGAAGGTCAGCAAAGTTTGATCCTGTGCTGTTGCGGTACACTGGTACTCTGTCTGGTCTGTTAATGTAGACCACATCAGCAAGTGAAGTTCCTGTGTAGGGGCGGGGGTCGGTTGATCCAGTGATGGAACCATTTACGTTTGATATACTGTTGTTAGCGTACTCTCTAATATCCCAAGCATCAGAAACGACAACAACAGTATCGAAGCCCACTGAAGGCACAATCCCATGGGCGAAGCGAGGGCTGAACCCAAGCGTGTCTTTAATGTTTCTAAAGATAGGCGCACGGCTTACTCTTCCTTCGTCAAAACGCACATTAAAAGCTGCGTTGAAAGCATTGATGGGGATGTTGTATGGTGAAACGTCAGTGATAACGCCTGTGTTCCCTAATTCACGGATCGGGAGAATTGCCATAGAAGGTTCTCCCTTTTCTATGCTGGTTGTGTAACGGAACTAAGGCTCGTTGGTTGCCCGCTAATCAAAGTACCGACTTTCGCTGATGAAGATGGACTGGTGACTTCCCAGCGATACCAGCGATGGCTGGAGTTGATATTCTGAGTGGCAAGACTGACGATACCTGAGTTGTATTGTGTGCCAGTCTGCGTGAGCGATGAGATGGAACCATTTGAATTAAAGTTGAGCCGGTATGAGCGATTGCCACCGCCGCTGCCGTTGTAACCTAAGTTCCATAAATAAACGCGAGTTGTAGCGTTGGTTTCGTCAGTGCCACCTAATAACTCGATATGGGTTGACTGGGTGTCTTCGTTCTGACTGATAGTGAAAGTGAGGCTTGTTCCCAGATAGCCTGTCCCTGCTCTCCATACGGGGCTGAAGATTTTCTTTGTACCTGTGCCAGAATATGACTGAGGTGTTCTGTCTGTGATACTGGTGACACCAAAGCCAGAGTAGTTTGATCCTGTGTGGCTCATCCTCACACGGATGTCACGGTTTGTGGTTGATGTCGTTCCGTAGAAATCAGAGA